ACCGGTGAAACCAAAGTCATTGATGTTAGTGTCCACGACATTACTCAATGGTACGTCGATAATCCTCTATGGAAACGCGACTGGTCACAAGGTTGCTGCGCCGCACAAGACATCGGCGAATGGAGAGACAAACTAATTGCTAAGAAGCCTGGTTGGAACGATGTTCTAGACAAAGCTTCCCGCGTCAGGGGATCACGGGTCAGTAAGATCTAGGGATTCCCTTTTTTTTCTCTCAACTGTTGTTACTTAATTTTAACCATGCCTGCAAGAAGAAACCGCAAAGCTAATAACCCCATTGGGGTCGGTCTAACCGCTAAGCAGATGCGCAGAAAGAAGCCAATCAATACGGATTCACTAAACAAGATCGAGGCAATAACTGATAATCAGCAGCTATTGTTTGATCAGTACGATAAGGGACAGAATATCATCGCTTATGGATCAGCAGGTACAGGTAAAACATTTGTTACATTATACAAAGCTCTACAAGAGGTGCTGAACGAGCACTCCCCATACGAAAGAGTTTACCTTGTTAGATCATTGGTTGCTACAAGAGAGATTGGTTTTCTCCCTGGCGACCACGATGATAAGTCAGCCCTATATCAGATCCCATATAAGAATATGGTCAAGTATATGTTCCTTATGGAAACCGATGCTGACTTTGATATGCTTTATGGTAACTTGATGGCTCAAGAGACCTTGAAATTTTGGTCTACTTCCTTCT